TACATATACGCGGTATATACAGTATTCACCCCGGTTCCTGTGACACGAATTTTCAATAAATTTTCGTTGGATGAAGTAAAAACAAAACTAAAACTCGCATCTGTATCTGTATTTGTTGAAATTGGTGGCGTAAGAATAAACGACCCTTCGGACGTCATTTTATTCATGTCTGGTAATTTGTAAATCGTATTTAAATTTGTAGTATTCTTTTCAGGAGACTGATTTGTGAAAGTAGGTGTCGATTTATTTATTATAAGTCGAAATGTAGTAGTATAACCGACCATATCACCAATACGTTGGACCGATCTTTGATACATTGGTGTTTCTTCTTGGAGAAATTTGATATAAATGTCAGAGTGATTACCATTCGGTAATATGGTGGTTTTTTTGAATCTAATTCGCGTCCCAGTTATTTCTATAAACTCATTCGTCTTACTGAATGTGCGCGGAAGTCCAATATTTAAATAATATTCCACTTGACTGTAATCAGGGGTTCCATCCAGTATATTTTTACGTGTGGTTGTTGCAAAATCCGGAAAATTTAAATCAATAACTCCGTCCAAATATTCGCGTACGATATTACCAGACGCGTCTGGGATAGAATTTGATATATCGCGTCCGATACCCGTAAAAGGTTGAATTAGACCGATATTCGTTTGTGTTTTCGTAATCGTAAGCGGAACCAATATCTTTTTTTCAGAGTAAGCTGGACTGACACCAACTGATGTTGCCGCCTGTTTTATTTCCATTCGAACGGTCATCGACGTATTGTCATACCGAAAACCACCAGAACTATCATAAATACCGTTGATAACAAGGACGTTTCGATAAGGAAGACGGATATCAGCCGCACCTGGGTTTTTATATAATCCGCCAATATTTGGCACGTTGCCTGGGCTTCCAGACGCTTGTGGAATAACGTAATAGTCACGGCTCAACGATACCACCGATACTGCGTAATTGTTTGTCGGGAATGAAAAAGTGATACCGCTGCTTGTATTGTTTGAACTTAGGTTAATAAGTGGAATGACACCAATAAGTGTCCGGCGTCGTTCTACGATTTCAGATGGAACATCCGTATCACGAGGACCGGCACCTGGCGCTGTGCTTGGTAATGTAAATGTCCCTGGTAAAAGCGTAAATGTTGTTGTATAACTTAAGGCATATACGTTATATCGATGCCCATAGTCTCCGATAAAATAAACATCACCCGGGTTGTTGGGATTATCCGGATTCGATTGTTGTAATGATGGCGTCCATGTCGGAGGAACGCCAGCCATTATATTTTTTTACACCAGTATTGCTGATATGTGAGCGTAAAAAAATATTACCGCATGTACCAATTATTTGACAAATAAGACCCGACGTTCTTTGTAGATGATGCATCACCGGTTGATGTAATCATCTTCATCTTAGGTCCTTCATCCACGATGCTCTTGATTTTATTTGAACCAATAGAGTAATTGAAATACTGTATCGTAGAAATATATCCACTAAAACGATTGGTCGCCTTATCCTCACCGATATTCACATTTCCATAATTTTGCAAGGGGATACCAGCGGTTTTACGGCGCTGAGCTAGACGACCGTTAATATACAAATCGATGACGTTGTTTGTAACCCGAATAACCGCATTCACCCAGTTTTTAATTGGAATATCGGTAGCAATAAGTTTCTCATGCAAATTCTCCCGATTAGCAGAATCATCACCTTTGCCAGTAACATCCACAACTGCAAGTAAAGAAACATTTACACCCTTGTCGGTTCGATCTGGATTAGTATCAGTAACTGAATCTGTAAAACGGATATACAATCCCGGTGCATTATTGGGGTAATAAATACCATTCTCAGAAGATTTCGTTCCTTCACCGCCTTTGCTAAAGATTCTTGAATATTTACCTTGTTTAAGTGGAACCTGGTTGATGAAAAACCACGCCGACCATGTATATTCTAAACCTCCATCTTCATTCATAGAACGTGAAATAAATACAGAATCCGGCTTGGACGGGTCTTGTGAGATAGTCATCGCCATATCTTCCGTATTCGCGGTTCCGTCCAAGACATAAGGCGACATACTTGGAAGCATCAAATACGACAATCCAATAATAGAGAGTTTCACCGCTACTGAAAACACGATAAAGACCATTAAAATAAATGCGAATTTTGCGACGAGACTATTGGATTCCATGAAATCTTTTACACCAAAACCTCCGCTAGATGTTCCAGATGAAGAAAATCCCGCATCACTTGGTTTCGAGAAACTAGATGTTATTCCTTTAAAAAACCCGTCGCCATCGCCACCGCCGCTGCCGCTCTCATTCATATTTTGTTATTTTTACGATTGGTTACTAATATAATCGAATAAAAAAACAATACATTCATAGTACATTTGAAAGTATTGTTTGAATCAACGAATATACGATACGTTTGTCATGCGACTACGTGCTCACACTCGCCTGTTCCTGATTATCGACGATGAAACTCAACTTCACCTTATACTTGTTGAGGAGGTCGCTCCAGGGGCTTCCACCAAAGCCCTGCGAGTAAATATCCCATGCCTCCTGAGGTGCGATTGGTGCAGCCTTCAGTTTGACATTCGTGATAAAACCAACATCGTCTTTCTTGACAAGATCGCTATCATCTCCTAAAACAATACTTTGGGTCTCTTGAATACGCGAACCGGAATTGACAACGCACGATTTCACCAATTTACCATCAACATAGACATCCATCGCAGAACCGTTGAAACTGATGATGAGATTGACCCATTTCTGAAGAGGGAAATCCGCGATTTCACAATCATACTGCGAATCGCTCGTTCCGGACCTTGGGAAAATCTGGATCGTATTTGTATTATTTTTAAACAATACGCGGAATATTGCAGTATTACTTGCTGCATTAAATTGTACGACATTTGTTCCATTCACCCACTTCTTAATGTAAAACCAAACCGAGATAGCACTATTTGCTTTAAATGTACTCGGTAGATTTGAGCCTTGTAATGTGGTTTTGTTTGACCATTTTTGCATCGTTCCTAAAGTAGTGTAAGTCGTAGTTAACGCCTTAAAAATGACATACAATAGCAGAAGAATTACGATAACTGCTAGAACTAGTTTTGAATTCATGTTCGTATAAATATTATATATATTATATTACCGTTTATTCTATTACAATCATTTACTTTGCATACACCGTGGTAGAACCGGCTGCCTTAACCTCATCCTCTATGGTGTTCATTCCGATCATCGGCGGATTTTGAGATTTCAACATATTATACGTCCATCGAATTTGTTCTTTTGTTAGCGGAACCTTGTGAAATGCGAAATTGCAAATCGAACCATTCAACCCTTTCTCCTTCTTTGTTGCATCACCGTAACCAACTGTAATCGGCTTCAGTTGAATATCTGGCATGATGAAATCACTCTTAATAATAAGTTTGGTATTCAAAAAGAAGTCCATCGTTTTCCCGTTGTAATTCACCACAAAATAATTCCATTTTTGAAGCGGTACCGGTGTGTCAAGTTCTTCGTCGTCATCAACTAACATCTTAATTCGTGCTCGTTTGTCTTTTGTTTTTCCAGAAATCATAGTATTATAGTTCGTCATTGAATTATATATGGGAATTTTGGAATCCGTATCCGTATTTGGGTTGCCAGACATATCCAACGTATTGCACCACATTTTCATTTCGTTCGTAGATGTATTGTATGTTAAACGAGGAACATCACCGAAATTAAATATCTCTAAATCTTTGTTGTCCGTATTGACAGTGTTGTTTAAGATGAACCAACCAGATATAGAGTAGTTATACCGCTTCTTTTCTTCAGTGGGACAATTCGCCGCTTTATCTTCAGGCGTGCGGTCGATTCCTGTATTATGATAAATAAAAATTTGCGGGCTTTGTGTATTCAAATTCGTATCATATTTCTGTTTCAAGCTCACTGGAGCAGCCACGATTTGCGACGCCGATGCGCCGATATAGTTCAGAAGGTACGGCCCGCCGTATAAAATAGCAATAAGGACCAACTCGATTGCGACAATAATCCAGATGGGACGGGTTGTATCACCGACCACGCCTTGTGACGATTGAAGAAAGTCAAGGAAGAGACAGGGAATGAAAATAATACCCAGCCACAATAATTTAAGTAGCTTTAGTCCAATAATAGATTTTGTGAGATGGAAAATGAACATCGCGAGTATCAACACAACCATGACACCGTGCTGTTTATAGTAAGCAAGCGCACATAACACGATGAAGAATATGGTGTTGATAATAAACCTCATATTACTGAAGATGTCTGTGATCGATGGTTTCTGTACGTCCGCGTTCTTGTTAGGATTTAATGTATCGATAAATTCTAATCCATAATGAAAGAATAGAATAGCGAGACCTAGAACCGTCATTCCTGTAACTGACATTCGGTTCTTGTCGTCCTTGTCGCGGTCATATATCCAAACGATCACCATCAAGATAACATATACGATATGCGTTGCACCAAATGCGAGTTGTCGGAGCGGGTTTGTTTCGTCTTCCGTTTTCATGTCATCGAATAGATAATTCTCAGGCGTCTTTGAATTAGCTTTTGTGAATTTCTCTCGAAGATGGGCGACGAGACCGGCGATACCGACCATCGCGATGAGAACATACATCGTATGCGCGGTAGGCGTATTCATTTGTGCCGCGAAACCGCCCGATGCAGTAGCATCTGCACCACCACTCTTATTGACGAATTCAGCGTCAATCTTATAGACATAGTAAATAATCGCGAGAATCAGAATGACGAATGAAATTGTGAGTAAAATCACTTTGATTAGTTTTCCTATAGCGCTGACTTTGGTTTCGTTGATTGATGCAGTGGTGGCGTCGGAATCGGCAACAGCAACAGGGACTGATGTAACACTCGCCGGAGTTGGTGCGTTATCATCTGTCGGAAACATACGAAGATCAGTTTTCTTAGCATCCCATTCCCAGAATTTTAATATACTTAGCGCCTTGTCGCGTTTTTCGATAAATTTGTCCATACCGGATAAAGACGCGACCCCATAAACACCTGCCCGGAATAACGCCGCAAACAGTAAAGGAACCAAATATATCGTTGTTAAGATTTGGCGTATTGCTCTTTTAATGACATTTTCTTTCTCAAAATCCGCATTTACTTCACTTCCATAAAAATTATAAAAGGTAGGCATACTACAAATTGCGAGAAGAACCACAAATGCGATTGCCCATCCCCAATTATCGGGAACAACTGGTAATGATGCTCCAGTTTTTGCTTCTTCCGCCGGTTTTGTTTCATTTAAATACTTCCACCACCACGATAGACAAACTGAAAATACGAGAATAAATCCAACAATAGCTAATCCCCAATTTATCCAATTTGGGGAGTCAATCTTGTCGAATTGCCATACCTGAATCGACTCTGTGAATTTCAGAATTGATTCAAGTCCACCAGCATTCATTTCCTTGACAATCGGCAGCAATAAAATCGCACATAATAAAAGACCGACGATGATGACGATGAAAAATGCGTCAATTAGTTCTTTCACGCGAGGAAACATATCGCCTGTGAATTTGCTGGCGATCCAGTCGCTAGTATTCGGTGAAGTAGTGACATTTGTAAAAAGAACGCTCACCCACATCACGAGCAGAATAACAGACAAAAATGGGACGAGTGAGAACCATTTTGCACCCCTAATTTTTAATGTCGCAAAGAAATTATCGCCGGTATTTGATAATAATTTATCCCAGTCATCTGAAAGCATTTTATCATCTTTTATTTTCATTCGAAGATCCTTATCTTTATTGTACTCTGAATCTTCAGCCCCCAGGTCTATTCTGCTTTTAAACGAAAAACCCATAATGATGACAATAATAACTGAAATTACCGAAAATATCCATAACAACGCACTAGTCGGTGTGTATGATTTCTTCTTATCTTCATCAATACGGGCTTGTATCGCATCTGTTAGTTCCTGTCCATTTATATTTGCATTCGGGTCTTTTTTTTGTAAGTCCTTTATTACTTCTGCCCGGAGTTGTTGATAATATCCACTTTTTGCGATATCCTCATCTCCCGTCGCATTCGTTTTCAAAATTTCATCCTTTGTTGATTCTTTAAGCTTTGTAGTTTGAAAAACAATTGGAAAAATAAAATAAGCCGTAACTGCTACAAATATAGGCAGCGCATACTTGAAACCTAAAAATGTATGAACAGTGGATTGCTTTGTTTGACCGAATAATGTGGCCACAAAACCTACCAAAATACTGAACCAGATAATACCATGAACTAAAAATACTTTTTGGCCATATTCGGTTAGATCTTCGGCCCCAGCAGTACCCTTCGCCTTTTGACTAGCCGCCATAAATACAGACGCGGGTATTCCAATAATAACAGTTAAGATAACTATCATAATCCCACGATCAGTTAAATCGAAACCGCCATGATTTTCATCTTTTGAATATCTCCAAAGAAAATAACCAACCGCCATAAAACACGCAATTTGAAAAAATAAGCCGAATCCTAATAACACATCCGCACTATTTTCTGAGAATTTTTTCTTGTTTTCCGCGCTCGATAACGGGTCGTCTCTTACTGTGTCCATCTCTTTATTGATTTCATTTCCGCGAACAATCAACGGAATACCGATAATAAAAGAGATGACAACATAATGTATATACTCGGAAAGTGGCTTATCATTATAAAACTTTTGAACTAGAGAGTATATGACCCCTCCAATTAAAAAGATAGACCCGAATATTATCATACTTCGTGTGAGGTCATGGTTGCTTACTTTATTCGGGTCAGATACCGAAATACTACCAAATCCAAACCCCAACCCCAGAATAAATAATAATATCGGAACAAGAAAACGAATAAACAATTTATCCTTTGTTGGTCCAATAATAAAGTCTTCGGTAGGTGGTGATGGTAAAATTGTTTGGCCGCCGTCTTTCAATTCAAAATACTTACTCGGTGTCAAATAATTCATATACACCACGTAAATAAATGTAAGAAGCAATGTTACAATAATTGGCCAATTACCCTTCATTAAGTCCCATGTTACAAACCCGATTAATAATATGATGACGAGAACGATGATGGGGAGATAATTCAATAATGTGCTGATATGGAGTGAATCTGCGGTTGTTGTGGTGTCGGCGGATTGATTATTTATTTTTGCTGCGTCTACTGCTTTTGTTACTGCTGCTTCTACTGCTGCAGGTGCTGCTGCTACTGTTTTTTTCACATTTTCTTTACTGGTTAATAAGCTTGATTTGATTTTTTGCCAAGTTCCGCCTGCTGGCGCCGGTGACGACATTCTTTAACTACTATTATTTATAATGATAACAACACCCAGTTATAATTATAAGATATAATAATGTCGATGTGATTACGATAACCACCCGCAACTGTTGTGTTATAAAAACGACATCGCGGTCTTTTTTCCATGGCAGTCGCGACATAAAGCAACTAAATTATCTACATGATTTGAACCACCATGTTCTAAGGCGATGACGTGATCCACTTCAAACCAAGCAGGAAGCTGACGCTGACAATCACCGCATTTCCATCCCTGTTGTGCGGCGACATACTTTTTCTTAGTTTCACTAACACTACGTTTGCTAGACCCTTTGCCGGAGTTGAGGAGCCTCTTTTCAGCAGCACTGGGGGTTCCACCGGGGTTTCCGCCGGGGGTTCCGCCCCCCCACGACGGCTGCGCTACATTCTGCGCGGTTCTTGCGCCTATAGCACTACCCATCGCCCCGCCTACCCCCCCGCCTATACCACCGCCGTCGTTGGGGGTATGACCCCTCGTCATATCGAAAAATGGCGTTATCATATCTGCAGTACCCTTGCTAATCGGCATATACTTAATAATATCGTTGGCGTGATAGAACAATTGCCTAGAGTTTTCCGGATTACGACGCAAGAACATAAAGAGCGAGAGACCCACGAATCCGAATGTGGCCATCTTAATCCATTTTTGATTGCTTTGAAACATCTTTATCAAGTGCCCGTCATAATATGTATTCACGATAAGAACAGCGGTAATAATAAATACGATGTATTCGGTCTTTACCATTTCTTAAGCGGTTAGGTTATATATAGCAGCGAATAAATCACCGAGCATATAAGTGGTCATTTTCTCACTTATCTATCTATTGTGATAATAATATGCCGCATAGCCCATACCCGCCAACATCAGCAGATACACGATTTTCTCTCTATACTTCAGTTCTTCCAGTATTTGGATAGGTTTCGGGCGATAATGCAGATAATATCTCTCGAGTGCATCATGTAACGGCATCTCATCCTTCATGAGGATTACATTATATCGATTATGAATGAAATGAACCCATCGAATAAACGAATCGCGGTTGTCTAAATATGGCGTAACTGGATATTTATTCAACATTCGATCGAATTCTGACGACATTTCCGGATCAGGAATCAGCATCGAGAAATTCTGAATGAAATCGTAGTATTTTTTACGGACAACGTCGTTTACATGGTCTGGATAATTTACCGCAGTTGTCATTAAAAAGAACCAGTAATGCGGCCCCCATATCTTTGCGTCTAATTTCATCAATTCGCTTATATTGAAACGACATAAAAACAATAATATAATTACGATAAGCGCATACTGAAATGGAGGAGGATGCTGGACTCCAGGTTTCAGTATTTATAAAAGAACCAGCACACGATCTCGAAAATGACACAGAAGTAATAAAAATAAATAATCCTAAATCTGCATTATCCTATTTAGAAATTAGTCAGTTGCGAACAGTAAGTAATAAACCGTCGTCCACGGTTTCTGCAGTTCCTGGAAGCACCGGAACTGCAAACGGGTCACAAGTATTGGCGTAATTGCATTTCGATGCGGCGAAACCGGACCCGAATTTCTAATGATACGTCGCCGCGACTCATTCGGGTTTGTCGATTTTATACGCGGAAAATATTCTCTTAACGATGAAGCTTATATCCAGCGCATTATTGATGAAATGACGATGACCGAAAAAGAGAATCTGCTGCGCCTTACGTTCGAACAGCTGTGGCGGTTATTATGGGGTGAATATACGCGCGGAAGCCAGTATAAAAACGAAGAACATATTTCATTTGAAAAATACCGGCAGGTGTTAGGCGGAATACGCACCAAAGACGGACGCGTAAAGACTCTTCACCAATTTATTGATGAATCGACCACCCGATGGACCGAAACCGAATGGGGATTTCCAAAAGGGCGCAGGAATTATAATGAAAAGGATCTTCCATGTGCGCTGAGAGAATGTCTTGAAGAGACCGGGTATGATATCACAACTGATAATGTAATACAAAACATCGCACCATTCGAAGAGATATTTATGGGGTCAGACATGAAGTGTTATAAACAGAAGTATTTTCTCGCGATGGTGGATTTAGATAAGAAGCCGAAGAAGGCGCACGACATCATGGAAGTAGGTCTCATGAAATGGATGGCGTTCGACGAGTGTATTCAGACGATACGACCTTACAATTTAGAAAAGATCGGGATCGTTCGTAAAATTAATAACATATTATCCCGCTATCGCATATTTTAATGTTATACTTCAGGGTATTTATAGGTCCTTTTTATTTCATGTAGATATATAAAGGAACATTCTATTATATACAATAAATACGAATGGCAGAAGAAGATGAAAATATACCAATAGAAATAACGATTGCACCCGCCGCCGCCGCTGCTGATGCGACACCGCCCCCCTTACCGCCACCATCTGTCGCATCCGTCGCCGCCGCAACTCTTGCTGCTATGCCTGATAAAAAGCCGCCACGCATTATAATACCTAAAAAACGGACAAACGCCGCCGCTGCGGGAGGGGTCGCGGCCGCGGGTTCTATAGACCCACAACAACGAATTAGAATGATGAAAAAGGAACTTGATGATGGTCGCAAACGTCTGAAACCAGAAGATCTCAATAATCCATTTAGTAAAGACTTCAATAAATTACTCTTGAAAAAAGAATTGCTTGAACGCGAGATCACATTACATGATATTGGAATGTTGGCACCTGACAGCGACGATGAACGTGCAGGCGCAGCTGCGGCCGACGGTCTTTACCCAACCCTAAATGACCCAAATTTTAATACCAAAATCGCCCTTCGAAAGGAGTTTTTCGATACCAAGATGGATGTAGACAATACGAAGAGCGTGGAAGAAGAGGCGGAAGTATTATGTAATGCGCAGATTGAACTCGCGCCGAACCAGCAATTTGTCCGTAATTTTCTCTCGGTAGAGACACCCTATAATAGTCTGCTTTTATACCATGGTCTAGGTACAGGTAAAACGTGTTCTGCAATCAGTGTAGCAGAAGAGATGCGCGATTACATGAAACAGATGGGAATAACGCAGCAGATTATCGTAATTGCATCACCGAACGTCCAGGAGAATTTCCGGCTTCAGCTCTTTGACGAACGCGAGCTTCGAGAGATTGAACCAGGCGTATGGAATATCCGCGCATGCACCGGCAATAAATTCATCAAGGAAATCAACCCGATGAATATGAAGGGGCTGACGCGTGACAAAATCATCAAACAAATCCGGCGCTTGATTTCGTCGCATTACTTGTTTTTCGGGTATAATGAATTCGCGAATTATGCACGAACGCATGCATCTAGTATCGGAATTTCGCAAGATGATGCGGTGATACAGGAAGTTCGGCGCAAGACTACTACTTCATCGTCAGGTGCGTCGGGTGGCGTGGCTGGCGCTGCCGCTGCCTCGTCCAGAAAAGGCCGTAAATCCGCGGCGGATATCGCCAAAGCGGCCGAGATGGAGACTCTCGCAATCGAGACCTTGTCGGTTACAAAGTTGCGTAAATTGTTCGCAAATACGCTAATAATTATTGACGAGGTTCATAATATTCGTATCACTGATGACAACCGTGACAAACGTGTAGCTAAGATATTGTTTCAAATCGTACAGAAGGTGAATAATGTGCGCCTTTTATTGCTATCCGGTACACCTATGTATAACAGTTACAAGGAGATTGTTTGGCTGATAAACTTGATGAATTTGAATGACCGCCGCGCGACCATCGATATTGCGGATGTCTTTGATGAGCGGGGGAATTTTCGTTTGGACGCAGAAGGTCGAGAGATCGGGAAAGATCTTCTTATTCGCAAAGCGACCGGATACGTCTCATTTGTTCGTGGTGAAAACCCATACACATTTCCGTATCGGATATACCCGAGAGAACACTCACCTGAATTCTCGCTTCTTGCGCGCTTACACGACGGCGGCGGCGGATACCCACGAACCCAATTGAATGGGCGGCACATCGACCAACCCATCGAGCATATTGATGTTTATATGACGCAAGTTGGTGATATTCAAGAAGCGGCCTACCGTTTCATCATCAACGACATGAAGGCGATGTATATTTACAAGAAGACTGCGATGGTGAGGCGGAAGAAGGCAGTGGCGGCGGAAGCTAAGGCGGAGGCTAAGGCTGAAACTGGTAAAGGCAAAGGAAAGGGCAAAGGCAAAAAGGCCGCCGCTGGTGCCGCCGTCGCTGGTGGCGAGATAGATGAAACTACCGTTGTTGAGGCGGCCGACTTCCCTTCTTTTGAAAATATGGATACGATTGGGTACGCCGCTGTCCAAAAACCGCTCGAAGCCCTGAATATCGTATATCCGCATCCATCTCTCATCGAATATATAAATGACCCGAACGACGAATTCGATATTGCAGCATGTATCGGGAAAGAAGGGTTGCGATATGTTATGTCCTATGAAGAGGTCGGTAATCCACCGATGCGTTTGAATTTTGAATATCGTCCTGAATTTACACGCGCATTCAAATTACCAAATGGTGAAACTACGACGAAAGCATCCTCTCGGATTTTCGCGCCAGATAATATCGGTCGTTATTCTGCGAAAATTAAGAATATATGCGATAAAATCATGATTAGCGACGGTATTATTCTCGTATATAGCCAGTATATTGATGGTGGAGTTGTTCCGATTGCGCTTGCATTAGAAGAACTCGGTTTTACACGATACAGCGCTGCCGGCGCAAATTCATCGTTTTTTCGCAGCAAACCCACTGGAAGTATCGACGCGATTACGATGCTTTCCCAACGTCAGCACCAGGCTCAATTTCCTAGCCAACCCTTCCGTCCAGCGCGGTATTCTGTAATTACAGGTGATCCCACGATTTCACCAGATAATTTACATGAACTGAAGGCACTCACCAACGAAAATAACACAAACGGCGAAAATGTGAAGGTTGTCATTATATCTGTCGCGGGAAGTGAAGGTCTAGATTTCAAGAATATTCGACAGGTGCATATTTTGGAACCATGGTATAACATGAACTTATTAGAGCAGATTATAGGTCGCGCCATCCGAAATTGTAGTCATAAACGTCTGCCGTTTTCACAGAGAAACGTGGAATTGTATCTCTACGGAAGTATGCTCACGAACCCAGATATCGAGGCGATCGACCTTTATTTATATCGACTATCTGAATTTAAAGCCGTAAAGATCGGCGCAGTATCTCGAGTACTCCGAACCTCTGCGGTGGATTGTCTTCTGAATGTTCAGCATAATACACAAACGGCTGATCAGCTGAATCAAGTTGTTCAGCAAAATCTCTCGTCACGCAAACAAATAAACTATCAAGTTGGTGCACGTCCATATTCGGCGTTATGTGATTATATGGAACGCTGTGAATATGTTTGTCGCCCGACATTCTCCAACGGACGCCCGATACAAGAACAGAATGATTTATACGGGATTGACGATGACAGCGATAACGAAGGCGGCGGCGGAGGCGGAGGCGGCGGTGGCCAGGCAGCATCGTTACGGCCTCACAGTGATGTTCGAATGGATACATTTAATGAAAAGTTCATGTCGATGAACTTGGATAAAATCATTCATAAAATCCGGGATTTATACA